CCAAGTGTAGTCTTTTTTGTTTATGCGGTATTTATATAGAAAAAGAACATGTCAATCTTTAGATCATACTTCTTAAAGAATAATACGTTGATAAGTACCAATCTTACCAACAATTCGCAAAATCCTGTAACTGAAGTATCATATGGTACATCAGAAAAAGAATTAAGCAGGTTTATTTTTGATGTTGATTTAGACGATATAAAAGCTAAAATTGCTGATGGTTCAATAAATCCGAACAGAATTACAAAACATGTATTGCATATGACCAATACGATTAGATATTCACCAGATCGTCTTGGTAAAAGATCATATCTGCCAAATATTAATAGAGCAAGTAGTTTTGACCTTCAATTATTTAATATTAATCAAAATTGGGACGAAGGTAGTGGATATGAATTTAATTATAGTAAAAATTTATTTCAATTTGGTAACAGTTTACCCAATCAACCACCGAATTCATATTATGTAAGAAATGGAGTTATTTTGTCTGGAACAACAGGGAGTAGTGGCACTACAATAACTGGTGTTACAATATTATATAATACTTCAGAATCATTAGATTTTGCACCAAATGTAGGAGTATCTAACTGGCTTCAAACAAGCGGAAATACTAATTGGACAGAAGCTGGTGCATATATTAGTGGTGTAACTCAAATAATAGGTAGTGAACATTTCGAAAAGGGTGATGAAGATATTGATATTGATATTACAGATTATATAAATCAAAGATTATTTAGTGGTTACACAGGAACTTCAGCATATACAGGTAGTTCTTTTGGTATTGGTATTAAATTTCTTGATAATTTCGAAGCACTTGACCCTATATTAAGGCAAGCTGTTGCATTTTTTGCAAAACATACTAATACTTATTATGAACCATATATTGAAACAACAATTGATGATACAATAGTTGATGACAGAAATTATTTTTATTTGGATAAAGATAATGATTTATTTTTATATGTCAATATTGGTGGTTTTCAACAGAATATAACTGTAAATAAAGTTGAGATTTTTGATCAGGATGATAATTTAGTTACTGGATTTACAGGTAGTTCAATAGTTAATGTAAGTAAAGGCATATATAAAATAACATTGAATATTCCGCAACAAACATACGCAGGTGAATCTGGAAAATATCCAGATGCTGTTTTATTTAAAGATAAATGGTCATTAGCTGTTAATGGTAGGAATACTGAATATGAAGGTGAATTTTATCTTATATCACAACATAAATATTACGCATTTAATAATTCCAACCAAATTAATTTTGAAAACTACTTCTTTTATTTCTGGGGAATTGGTGAAAAAGAGAACATTAGAGCAGGTGTAATAAAAAAAATTAAATTAACTATTAAAGAACTCTATGCAAATCAAAACAATTTCTTACCTTTGGATATTGAATATCGCTTATTTACAACAGTAGGAAAAAAATATGAACTTGACCTAATACCATTTACTTCAGTGAACAGAACAAATACAGGATATGAGTTCAATCTTGACACATCATGGTTGATACCTCAAGATTATTTCTTGCAACTTAGAATGAAGAATGGAAATTATTATGAAAACAAACAAACAGTTTCATTCACTGTTGTTTCTGATGGAAAATTAAGTACTGTTTGTTAAGAAAATTTCGGTTTATTTTTAAAAATCCTTGTATTTATAGTAAATAAATAATACATTTGTATTGCAATTTTTATATTGAAAAATAATATTACTGTAAAATTAAATTAAAATGAATGAAAATGAAAATGTGACAAACGCTCAAGGTAGTGAGTTGTCAAAATCTAACAAAGAGTTAGCCGACTTAACAAAAAAACAATCAGAACAAAAACGTAGAACAGGTCAAGAAATGCTAAAAAAGTATTTTGTTCCACGTAACAACAGAGAAGTCTTTAGAATTCTTCCCCCTAAAACTGGTAAAAAAGTTATTGAAGAAGCATTTTTTCATGTAGTTACTACTAATATTAGTGGTGGCAAAATAAAACATGGAACAATTATTTATTGTCCTGCTCACAATGACCCAAGGGTAAAAAAAACAGACAAAAACGGTCAGGTTGTATTGGATGATAAAAATCTTCCAGTAATGATTCCTGCTCCATGTCCATTATGCAAAAAAGCTGAGGAATTACTTAAAACACAAGACCCTTCAATAAAAGGTGTTTCGAAAGAAAAAAGTCTTACTTTAAGTGATGTCGATAAAGTTATTTATGAAAAAAATAAAAAAATCTTTTTAGAATCAAGTAGCTGGCAAGCAAAAAAATTCTACATTCTTCGTGGAATTGATAAAGGTGTTGCAAGAGATGGTGTTAAATTCTGGAGATTTAAACATAACTTTCAGAATAAAGGTACTCTTAATATGCTTCTTCCTGCTTTGTATGATTTTAATTCAATTAATCAGACTGATTATACTAATGTACAAAATGGTACTGATTTAAACATTTCTATGGTTGATACTACAAGTAATAATGGTATTAAATATAAAGCAATTGTAGGAATTAGTGCTCGTGGTAAATCACCTCTTAGTGATGACATTGCTGTTATTAGGGATTGGCTTAATGATGACATTACATGGAGAGAAGTATTTCAACCAAAAAAAGCACCAAACATTACACCATATCAATTTCTTGAAATGGTAGTAGCTGGTATTAGTCCTTATTGGGATGATAGTGATTCAAACAAGAAGCATTGGGTATTTCCAAACAATCCAGAATTAGAAACACTTGCTAATACTCGTACACGTGATCTCGATGCTGATAATAATGAAAATTTTGAATATGCTTCTGATGTAGTTGATGAAGATTATTCATATGTTCCTGTCAATGTATCTCAAGATAATGTACCTGTTTCTAATCAGGTTAATACACCTGTTTCTAATGTAGAAACATTAGAACCATCTTCAAATGAAGAAGATCAAAACAAATCAGATAATGAGTACAGTGATTTACCCTTCTAATATAACTAATAATGAATTAGTTTAAAAATAATTTTTATAATAAAAGGGGAAAAAATGAAAATTTCCCCTTTATTATCTTATTAAAAAAATAAAATATTATGGCAAAAGTAGCAGAAGAAGTACCTTCAAATGACAAGGCACGTAAACCAATAGCTAAAAAATCGTTCTCATTGGAGAATTATAAGAAAAAAATTGGTGCAGAAGATGTTCCAGACAAACCACTGCAATGGATAAAAATTGATGATGCAATGGAGAAAGCAACAGGTTTACCCGGTTTCGCCAAAGGATACGTTAATCTCTGTCGTGGATATTCTAATACTGGTAAATCAACCGCAGTTTGTAAAGGTATTGTGAATGCACAAAAAATGGGATTATTACCAATTATAATTGACACTGAAAATAACTTAGGTCTTGAAAGACTATCACTTATGGGTTTTAATTGGGAAGCAGATCATATTCTTATTGACAACGAATATCTTCACACGAATTTTGGATTAAAACAGGATAAGGATAGGTTACAAGCCAGCATTGAGGACTTGGCAAGATGTATGTATTCTTTTTTAAGCGACCAAAAAGCAGGTTTATTACCATACGACATATTTTTTGCAATAGATTCAATTGGTACATTGAAATGCAACGCTTCTATTAAAGCATATGAACTTAGTGAAAGCGACAATAATATGTGGAATGCAGGAGCATATGAAAAGAATTTCATGTCAATGCTTAATAATGATATTCCAAACAGCAGAAAAGAAAATAAAGAATTTACCAATACCATTGTTGCAGTACAAAAAATCTGGTATGATTCAATGAATAAGGTCGTTAAGCACAAGGGTGGTGAAACATTCTTCTTTGGCGGTAGACTTATTTATAATTTTGGCGGTATTTTGACTCACGGGACAAAGAAAATTACAGCAACAAGTAAAAAACGTGAAGTTGCATACGGTGTTGAAGCAAAAGTTAACGTGGCAAAGAACCATATTGACGGTCCGCTTGGTGGAATTTCAATGGAAGGTACAATTATCAGTACGCCACACGGATTCGTATTTCCAGAAGACCTTGATTCATATAAAAAACAAAATATTCTATACTTCCGTAATCTTTTCAAAACAATAGATATTGATTATGAAACTATTGGTGCTGACGATATTGAGATGAAAACCAGAACAGTAAATAGTGCAGATGAAATTGCATTTGGAGAAGAATTTATCGAAAGAAGTCCAAGTATAGAAACAACAGAAGCAGGAGAATATTTTAAAAATGAAAACCAGAACATTATTAGTTGATAGTTCATATCTTTTACAGCGATCATTTCATGGAGCAAAAGATACATCTACCAGTGCTTTTGGACATATTGGTGGACTATATCAATTTTTAACCACTACACGTAAGTTAATTAAAGAACATATGATTAACAGGGTCATTCTTGTTTGGGATGGTGAAGGTGGTGGTATTCAACGTTATAATATTGATCACGCATATAAAGCAAATCGTAAAAATAAAGAATGGTATAAGAAAATTGAGATGACCGACAGAGATATTAAGAGGGAAGAAGAAAAGGAAGCATCGGTATTAAAACAAAGAGTCAGAATTCAAAAGTACGCAGAAGAACTATTTTTAAGACAAATTGAAATACAGGACATTGAAGCAGATGATATAATAGCTGCTTATTGCCTGAAATATAATAACAAAGAAGAGATTTATCTTTATTCAAGTGACAGAGATTTTGCACAATTACTGGATTTAAATATTACAATATTATTTCCAAATATCGATCAACCAGTGAATAAGGCAAATTATATGATGTATTTTAATCACCATTATTCAAATGCGTTAATGCTTAAAATAATATGTGGTGATACCTCTGATAATATTGATGGCATTGAAGGAATGGGAGAAGATACTCTTTTAAAATATTTTCCTGAAATTAAATTTAAACATCTGACAGTTAGAGAAATTTGTAAAAGAGCAGATGAAATTAATCATGAAAGAGTTTTAAATAAAAAGAAACCTTTAAAGGCACTTGATAATCTTTTACATAATATTAACAGACTAAAAACTAATTTTCAATTAGTTAATTTAAGAGAACCAATGATCAATGATGAGGTGAGAACAGAGCTGGATAATATCGATTCACCATTATCACTTGATGATAGAGGAAGTAAAAATTTAATAAAAATGATGAAAGAAGATGAATTCTTAACAGTTTATGGTAGTACATTTGTTCAATATGTAGAACCGTTCTATACTGTAATCATGTGTGAAAGAGACTTATATCAAAAAAGTACCAATAAGAAAAAATAGTTTTAAAAAATCCTTCTTATTTAGAAAAAATTTAAATATATTTGTATAGTTTATTAACAATTTAAAATTTATAAAAATGAACGAAAAAGAACATAGTAATTTATTCAGATTTTCATTGTATCAGGGAAATGTTTTATTGTGTGAAAAAATATTTAATGCAGATCAATTTAATCCTTTCACAAGATATTCAATAGATATCAGAGACATTTTACCGAGATCAATTACTAAATTGCAAAAAGCACTTTCTAAGAGAAGTTATGATACTCTTGTTGAAACTGCTGAAGCAGAGGGATACGATCTTTATCAATATAACCAGAAGATGATCAGTACATATCCAAAAGAATATAGAGAGAATATGCGTTATAATCCGCAGCCAATAGTTCAACAAATAGAAGAAAAAACAATTCGTGGTGTTGAATGTAAGATTGGATTTTATATTAACGATAAAACGATTGTTGAAAGAATGTTTTATGTTGATGGTTTTAATCCTGTTGCAAGATGGTCATATGAATTAACTCATAATGTAATTATAATTGCAAATGATATTTTTAATCAAATAAAAAGAAATGATGTTAAAAATATGTGGGATGATTATGATTTGATTAATGTTAAAGGATTATCAATTGCTCAAATTAGAGAACTTTCTCCATTTAAAAGAGAAGAAATGTTAAGACGACTCAGACGAAATTAATGAAGATAACCCCGCAAAATGCGGGGTTTTTTATTAAGGTGTTTTTCCAGATTCAGCGTCTTCAGCAGATTGACACCATTTTTGTACTGCTCGAATGTCTACACCCATAAGTTTAGCAACAGTTTCTTTTTCTTTTGGATTTTCTTTACAAAATTCAAGACATGCAATTTTTTGACTTTCTTTAATCTTTATTCTTCCATCATTTCTTTGCGCATCAACCATTTGTTTTGGTATATCGAATAAAAGTGCCAAATATTCATTAGTATAATTCAATAATTGCATTTTTCTTAAAGTATCATTTCGAACAGCAATACTCATATTTTTATATTTCTGTTGTTCAATACCAAACATCAATCTGACGAATGCTTCACGATAACTATTCATAATAATATCTGAAAGTTCTTTTGCTCGTGGGTCAACTGGTAATTTATCATTACTAACCCAATCAGTAGGCATTTTATCATTAAGAAAACCTAAATCAAAGGTGTAATATTTTTCATAATGATAAAGTGCTGAAAATATTAGAATTAATCGTTTATGCATTATCCACATACGTTTAATAACATCAGTATTAAATTTATAAATATATTTAACATTTTTTTCAAATTCTAAATATTCTTCAAATAATTTAGTATCCATTTCATCATTCAAATCTAAATAAAGTGGTTCTTTTAAATCATTTAAACCTTTCCAGAGTTGGAAAAAATTGGTTTTATTTGTTTCTATCATTTCATTGATAAAATCAATAAGAACATTTTCATCCTTTTGCCTTAATTCGTTTAAACTATTAATTTCAAATGCTAAAAATCTTGATAGTAAACCATTATCAACGTTAGCATTTGCAAAGAAATTATATGCTGTTTCAGGTGTTGATGCTAATGTCATTGACAGATATGTTTCATTAATAACAAATTTACTATCAGCAAGATTTTTTTGATATCTTTCATGTCCCCAACATGCTAATATAAGATCGAGAAAAGCACCATATCTCGTATTATTTGCACCAATAAGGGTTGCAGCTTCAGTTGTAGAAATAATTGCTCTACCATTGTTCTTTTTGAGTTCTTTTACAAATCCTGCTTTAGTTACATCAGCACCAATAAATAAACTTCTATATACTGGCGCATGTTCCATAAAAGGTTTGTTCTCTGCAAGTGCTTGTGCTTCCTTGGTTTTAAAATCACGGTACTCGGCTGCATTTTGTCTGTCAATTTTCTCTTCAATTTTTGCACAAATTTTTTGCATTTCATTGATTGTATTTTTCCCTGTTGATTGTTTGGCTATGACCCACATAAATAAATTTGCCTCATATTCATATGACCCAAAATGTTTAAATTTGAGATTTGGTAAAATCCCACTAACATTTGAAATTCCTGAAAGTAATGCCATAAATTTTGGTACATCAGTATATTTCATTAATGGTATTTTTAACATACTTGGCAGTTTAGTATATAATTCAATAGGTGGTAATATTACATCATCTTTAATTTTTTGATTAACGAGTTTAGCAATTGCTTCTTTGGCTCGTATAAGATATTTGTTAATTCCAGATTTATCACCTTTGAAATCTCTTAAAAGGTCGTTATATTTATCATCACTTTCACCATGATTATATTTATCTGATACCGAACATATATTATGATAAATTTCACGACCATTTTCACCGAACGTGGCGATACTAAAACCATAAGATAACCAATCCTCATAACTTTCAGTTAAATTAATCTTGTTTTGGACAAGAAAAACCGACATATAAAAACATTCTTGGTATAATTCATCAGTTATTTCTGTTTTTTTATATCCAGCAACTTCACCCTTTTCAAATTCATTTAATTTTTCAAATATGTTTTCAAATTTTCCAGTATAGTTCCATTCCCAACTATCATCCTTACGATAAAGATTTTCAATAAAAGGTATATAGCACATCCTGCTGATATCTTTACCACTTTTATCAGTAACTAAATAATATTTATTTACAAAATATTCCTCAAGTTCCTGATATAAATATTGCCATTTTAAAGGGTCTTTTAGATTATGCTTAACAATTACCTTTAAACCATCACCACTCGGACTTATAAATAATAAATAAGTTTGAATATCATTTTCTAATTCCTGACGGACTTCTTCAAGACGTTCTACATGATCAAAATCAAGCACAATTAGTCCACTCATTTCCAATATTTCTTCTGATTTGCCTGTGCCATTAAAAGTACCTCCAAATGTAATTGCAGGAAATAATTCTAATTTTTGCTGACTAATTTCTTTTCTGGTTGCTTTGGGATTATCCTTTAAAAACTTTTTATAACTATTGGTGTTTTGTTTTAATTTAGCATCACTTGTTGCCCAAGTAAGAAGTTTATCCAGTTCTGCTGAACGATGATCAGAACGGTTGTTTACTTTTTTAAAAAATTCTACATTCATATTTTTCTGTTTTTTATTTTTTAACAATTCAAAGATAATTTCTTTTTAAACTACTTCCTAATGTTTTTAAAAATAAAACGAACGAACCAACTTTTTTTCGAATATTCATATAAAAACGAACGAACAGCCAAAAACGACCACAAAATTATCATATTATATAAGAATAATAAAGAAAGATACAGGGTATAATATGATTTTATAAGATAATTATTATATGGAAGTAATTGTATTTTAATACGTATTCTAATTAAAAATCTTGAATTATTATTAAAAAATTACATAAAATATAACTTTTTTAAAATCATTACGTATTTATTAATCCGAACGACAATGAAAAATTTTTTAAAAATATTTTGGAAAATACTTGTATATTAAAAATATCTTTACTACGTTTGCATCGTCTTAGGATAAGTGTTCTTTAAATAATTGAAATTAAAAACGGGGAAGTATGCGAATAAAATTCAAAAATACTATCGTATTACTCCTTACTGAAGAACTGATTGTGTTTACAGAAAAAGGTACAGCAAATTGTCGTTCAAACAGTTGATTCGTGGTTCAAACCCACGCTTCCCCACAAAGAAATGGAAACGGCTTGTTATTACAGTAAACAATTAGCTCAGTGATAGAGCGTCCGCATTCAAAGCAGAAGGTCGGGGTGTCGAAACCCCATCATGTACAACAAAAATAACAAACAAATTATCCATTTTCCTTATAACATGCCAGTTCCCTTACTCATAAGAACAAGGCGCATAGAACTGGCTTTTTTTGAAATTAATGTTCTTTGAAAACTATAGTTCGATTTAAAAGTCCG